GTGAACCCTTTAGCCGAAGACTTTTGAGAGATGCATTAATCGAATCCCAGCTCCCTCAACAGGTTCGCGAGTGGAGTCCCCAAGCTGACAACCCCTTGCGGCACAGATGGTTCAATAGAGGAGACGTTTCAGATAGGAATACGGAAGTTTTAAATACCATAATAGAATCGGCAAAACCTGATGCTGAAAAAGATGTTGATATTAGTGGTGAACAGATCACTTCTGATGAGAATAAAAAGGCTGTAGTAGAGCCCAACCTGGTCCGTGAGAAAACTGTAGAGTCTCCTAAGAAGATGACTGCTGATGAAAGGATGGCGGCGGATCGCGAGGAGAGAGCACGAAGGATGGCCGAGGATCGCGAGGAGAGAGCACGAAAGCTGGCCGAGGATCGCGCAGAAAGAGAATAAACATCAAAAATAATATATATTATAAAAAACATGCCAACACTTACTCAACGTCCTGAGTCTCCTGAAACTATTGATGATTATCACGATATTATAGAAAGGACTTCCTTACAAGGAGCGGGTAAGAGAGCTGAAAATATTAGAGAAGACCAACATTGGTTAATGGATTCGTTTTACGCGCCCTTCCGTGGGGCTCTTGGTTCGTTACAAGGTGCATGGAATTTAATAGATCACGTAACAGGTGATGATTATTTGCCAGATTGGGAAAACAATCCACTTGGAGAATCCAGGACAAAATTTGCGAGGGCTGTTGAAAGTATCAGTCAGTTTGTGGTGGGTTTTATTCCGGCATTTAAAGGGTTACAGGTAGCTGGACGAATGGGCAAAGCCTTTGGAGCTGCAAAGTACTTCCAACGGAGACCGAGAATGTTAGAACTGACAAACGCCGCTACAGCCGGGGCTTTCAGTGACTTTACGGTATTTGATGGTAACGAGGCACGATTAGCAAATTTGATAGAAAGTGTTCCAGCATTACATAATCCAATCACGGAATTTCTGGCTGCTGATCCAGAAGACCCTGAACTCTTGGGCCGGTGGAAGAACGCTCTCGAAGGTATTGGGCTAGGTGCTATAGCTGATGGCTTGTATTTGGCTATTAGAGGTGTGAGCAGAGGCGTCAAGGTCAAATACAATGGTGGAACCCATGAAGAGACTATGAGGGCCCTCACGGCTGATTTCAGGGAAAAAAGTATCATCGATTTGGCATTAGAGACAAACGATCCTTCTGATGTGCTTACCATATTGAAGGAGGCGGGTGCTACGACTACAGTTACTTTTAAACCGCTCGGGCCCGGGGGGCTTAAAATCGGGGGTAAAGAAATCCCATACCAACGACCCGATGAAGCCGCAGTTGATGTTGTAGGTGCCGCAGATGAAGCCGCATTTGATGTTGTAGGTGCCGCAGCCGATGCCGCAGGTAAAGGCGCAAAGGAACCAAAAACAACCGCTGAACTGAACCAAGAATGGCGAGAAACCGGAGGGGAGCCTCCTGGATCATCCGATCTTCCTAAAGATCCCGTTCCAGAGTTACGTTTTAAAGATTATGTAGCGGATAGACTTAAGGCGAAGAGAGATGGAACGTCATTCAATCCTGATCTACAGGTGGGCGAAGAAATTAACCTTGAAACTCTTTCTACAACGCCGCAAATGCAACAAGTGATATACCAGCGTGCGATGATTCTAGTAGAGCAGCACGGAAAAATTGAATCACAAAGTTGGTTTCCAACCCTAAGAGACATGTATCTTAAAGAAAAGGAGGAAATCTTCAACATATCGCATGAAGAAGCGGTGACCTTGTTTAATGCAAATCTTAAAGCGGTTAAGAACGCTTCTGCAATCCAGTTTGTTGCCCATGATTTTATGAAGCAGACGTTAACAGTGTTTGGTAACGCTGTGAAAAAAGCTGCCAATAGTGGCTCCGAAACTGATATACTTAAAGCTATTGAAATGATGCAAAAAGCTGATGAAGCAGTAGTGATATCCCTTAATTATAAAAGATTTGGGGGACAAATGCTGAATTCCAATAAAGCTTATGTACAAATCTCTGGCTATGAAACTCCAGCGACAAGGGCCCAAATGCTTGAGGAATTGGGCGGTCTTGATTACCTTAAAGAACAAGTCTATAAGATGAATTTGGCTGCTGCGCCCGGTGGTAATAATGCGGGTTTAGTTTCTCTACTTAGAAACCAGGTATCCCTTGGAGGAAAAATATTTAAAGTTCACAATGAATTTTGGATAAATTCCATATTATCAGGTCCAAAAACATTTATGGTAAACATGTTTGGTAACACCATAGCCGCTATGTATTTGCCTTTTGAAGCTGCTGCCGGTGCGGCATTAATGGGTAATAATAATGCTTTCAGATCATCACTCATGCGCTACACCTACATGTGGGACTTTATAGACGATGCCCTGAAGATGACTGCACGGTCGTTTAGGGAAAAGAAAAGTATCCTAGACCCAAATCGTACGATTATGGATACTTGGAACCCCGCAGATAAGGGGAGTATTAGTAGTGAAATGTTTGGCCTTGATCCTGATAGCCCCTTCGGCCAACTTTCGAATGGTCTTGGTAATCTTATCCGCCTACCTACTAGGGTTCTAATGGCCTCGGATGAATTCTACAAACAGTTAAACGGAAGATCCGCATCCAAAGCCCATCTCTATAAGCAAGCTTTAGATGCGGGTATGAGAAATACTGCGGATATTGGAAAATATGTAAATGAACGCTGGCAACAGATGATTAGAACTAGCGGACAACTTTACAGCGAAGGTGCAATCGTACGTGAAGCCATTGAGAAAGCCGATGCAGAGGGTCTCAATGGTCTTCAAAGAAATGAATTTATAAAATCCTACCGGGACGAAAACTACAACCCAGAACATGGTGTTTTTGGGGGCGCATCCGCAGCCGCTGATTATGGTAGGGAAGTAGCTGGAGAAGCAACCTTTACAACTCGTACAGGCCCAGAAGCAACAGGACTTAGTGGAATATCAAGAAGGGTTCGGCAGATGTCGTCTAAGCATCCCATGGTTCAACTTATGGTTCCCTTTGTTACCACACCCACAAATTTATTATTCTTTGGCGGACAACGCACCGCATTCTTAGCACCTCTTTTTGCCAATAATCGCTTAATACAAGGTGTGTATCAACGGCATTTTGCAGACATGAATTCAGGGGACGCCCTCATACAAGCCTCAGCCCGTGGTCGTCAAGCAATGGGATTTGCACTATGGGTAGGAGCGGGTGCTCTTTACGCCAAAGGAAAAATTACCGGAGGTGGACCCGCCGATGAAGGCCAACGAAAAAACCTCAGAGCCACTGGTTGGCAGCCATACAGTTACAAAACCGATGATGGAACCTACGTATCGTTTAGACGACTTGATCCCTTTGCCACATTCTTTGGGCTTGTTGCTGACTGGAGCGAAATAAACTTCAGATCCGAAGAACACTTTAGTGAGCCATTAAAGACTTTCGGCTCTGCCATAGGTATATCTTTAGCCCGAAACATACACAACAAATCCTACCTGTCAGGTATTAGTCAGGTAATCGACGCCTTTGGAGAACCGGATCGATATATGGCCCGGTGGGCTAGAATGAGAGCGGCATCCTACATCCCCAATCTAATTGCCCAATCAAAAGTAACCTTGGCTGATGATACATATCTTAGAGAAGTTAGAAATGTTTTTGATGCCTGGAAAGGCCGACTGCCAGGGGTTTCCACAAGTCTTGAACCCCGGAGAAACATTCTGGGGCAACCCGTGGATGCCACCATAGCCTCTGTTCCTTTATTCAGTGGGGCTTCTATCCCTGATTGGGTAAGCCCCATAGCTATCAGCCATGAAAAAAATGATCCGGTAATGAAGGAAATAGCAGCTCTCCAACACGGATTCAGTCTACCATCTACGACACTATCTGGATCTGTTGATATGCTGGAATTCAGGAACAAAGATAACCGGTCATCCTACGATCACTGGCTTGAGGGTCATGGTACAGTTAAAATTGGTGGACGAAATCTCCATAATGCTCTTGGTCGATTAATCCGTTCTAATAGTTATAAACGCCTTAGTTATGCCGATACTCTTGAGGGATTCGACAGCCCACGTATCCAGCAAATACGAAGTCTTATAGGACGTTATCGCAGAGCGGCTTTAAAACAAACCTTCAAAGCCTACCCTGACTTTTATGAAAATTATATGGTTACAAAAAGAACAAGGGATGATTTACGCAGAGGACAAAATCCACCCTCAATATTAGAACAGCTTTCTACAACATATTAGAATTACTACACATATAAACCTTAAATTTCACAATGGCTCTATCATACGTCGACTATACCGGAGACAACTCCGAAACCGAATTCAGTCTCACCTTTGATTATATCAAACAAGCTCATGTTACGGTTCAAGAAAATGAAGTAACGAAAACGAATGCCGCCGGTGCTGGTAACTATACTATCAATGAGACGACAAAAAAGGTGGTGTTCGGAACCGCTCCCGGAACGTCGGTTAGAATTCATATCTTTAGAACCACCCCTAATACGATTGCGACTTCCTCCATTGCTTTTACCAAGGGATCAGGAATTCGAGAACAGGAACTTGATAACCTCCAAAAAGAAGACCTGTATATAGCCCAGGAGATCCAGGACTCACTCAAAGGCACTCACGATTACCTGCTGGTCAATGAACGGTCATCCGATCCAGCCAACCCCTCCGAGGGTCAATTCGTTATTTGGATGAGTGATGGAACCGGAGCAGGTGATGATGGAGATATCATGATTAAAATCCAAGCCGGTGCTGTGGTGAAAACCAAGACCCTTGTTGATTATTCTGCGTAAGCCACCACCAATGAATAAATTTGAAACTGCGCTGATCGAACTACACACCGAGGCGGTTAAAAAGCTGATTGAACGCATCCAGGAGGATGAATGTCCAGCCGCTGTCATTAAAGAAGCCAGGGAGATGCTCCGGGATAACCGCATCGACCTTGCTCATCCCTTCCTGAAGGGGACTCCAATGGCGAACCTGGCAACTGTCCTTCCGTTCGCCGATGACGATGGTGATGTAGCCGTTGAAAATTAATGGACCCCCAACTCAAGGACTTCAGAAACTTTCTGTAC